CGACTTCCAGCCACGCATCGGATTCAAGACTCGTTACGGAATGGCTTCAAACCCATACGTAGACGGATCTGACGGTCTTGCTACAAACCGTACTAACCAGTACTACCGTATCTTCCGCGTTGATAACATCATGGCGTAAGTGTGGTATAAAATAATAAGAGTGATTGGATCGGGAGTTTCCTAGTCGTTAAATCACCTTTTGACCCTCATCTTCGGATGGGGGTTTTTTTTATGTGTTAAATAATGTATAAATATTAGTACAAGGAAGATGTTCGGCGTATCAAGGGGTACGCCTCGCCATTAGTGGGTAGGAAACCACCCTCGGAAATACAATTTAGGAGATTACTATGCGTATTATTGCAATTGCGTTCGCATTGGTTCTTTCTGCTTGTTCTACAGTCGATGCCACTTATCAAGGTGGTAAAGGTGTTGTGAACGGTGTCGCTGAAGATGGTTTCGGTATTACATCGGGAACTTTTGACGTTATTTCTAACGTCATTAAGGACGTTGCAGATAAGACTGGTGTAGAGATCGATAAAAAAGAAGCAGAATAACGAAGACTAGGAGTACGCTGGCCAAGGATGGCACCTAATCGTCTCCACCATCCCACTTATCATAAACGTGAAGGAAGTACGCGTAACAACCTAACATAAACATTACAACCATGAAATCCATTTCTCTATCCACCTTGTTTAAATTGTTATAGCGGCGCTATGCGCCAACAATCCCCAATGTTTTCCACGACTCTCGTGGGCGCTGTTCGACTTTTGTTTCGGTTATTACTTTCAGTGGCGCTATTCCTGCCTGAGCTCTGCCTATTTGGTAAGCTGTTATTTCAAGCTCATCATCTGTGTCGGGCATTGGCTTGCCATCACGCCCAGCAATAGCGAATCTATCTAATCTGAATCCAAACATGGTTACTCTCCCTATCTAACCTTTTCAATTATTTTTGTTGCGGCATTCAACATGGTAGTATATATAAACTCTTTATTAAAACCCCGTGGTTGGATGTACAGTGACACCAACTGTTTAGGTTCAAAGATATAGGTATTGTTCATGGGTTTGTACCCAGTCATTGCATCCATACGATCTAGGATAGATGATCCCTCCTCGAAGTCACAACCCTCACAGAAGATAAAGTATGAGAACCAGTCGTGATTATGATACAGACAACGGAACTCCTCTATGTTCTTGTATGCACGTTCGATCGCATTACCCTGTGCCTGTTTCTTCTTACCTTCCAACAACAACTTATCGTTGGTACCCTGCTTCTTTGCCTCGGATGTGAGGATAGGTATCCACGTCTCCTCATCTTTGGTGACCCATATAGTTCCACCGTCAGGGTTTACGAAGGACTTGTCATTTGCGGGGGTGTAGTTGAACATCCCTATTGCCTCTGCAAACAACGTCTTGGGATGCCTCTTCATATGTTTGAAAGATAACTCAGGATACCTTTCCCTTATTGTTTCCAAAACATCCTGTACTGCACTAACAACCTTATTCTCAGTATTTGCACCCTCGGCGTAGGTGGTCTTACCACCCCCCGAGAGTCTCTGTATGTGACGTAAGTTATCAGATTGTGCCATTTTTCGTGTCCTCCAATGCTGCGAACATTTCTTCGTGGGTATACAATTCGAACGTAATACCTTGCAACTGACACATCTGTTTGATCGTTATACAACGTTCTTGTAACGCTTTGATCTTCCGCATTCCACTTCTTTTAATATTCTTGTTGTAGTCATACACCAACCAAAACTCTTTACCGTAACAACCATGCACAAGATTCATCAGGCAATGGGACAACTTATCGAAGTGGGATTCTGCATTACCTAATTGTTTACACTCAATATGGACGACTCTGCCATTTAAGTCAACCTCAAAGTCTCCACGCCGAGTCAAACCGAAGTGACATTTGAAACGTGGTTGAGGGGTATGGGGAATGTCTAAGGATTTGATCGAAAAGTGCACGACCTCCTCAAAGAGTTTTCCACTTTCATTAGCAGATTCACCTGCGGTAGGACGGAAGTCCCGAATGAAAGGTTTGCCGTATAGGTCATACTCCCATGCCCATTGGCTGCCATACTCTACTAATAGTTTTGATGTCAAATCTTCATAAGATGTTCTCATAATATATCACCTAATTATATCAATGTCGTCTGCGTTGACGTTCCAAGTTTCTACGGTACGTCTCAACCGACCTTCCGATTTTAGTTTATCATAACGTTTGGTGGCGTTCTTCTTCCACCATGCAGTAGTGTTCTCAAGAGAGAACCTGTCATAGTTTTCTTTCTTGATCAATGTATCTGTTTCGAGGTTTAGATACTGAGGTACATTATCATAACCATACGTGGACACGAAAGAACGTTTCCGTTCAGTCAGATCCTTTGCATTATCGTAGGTTTGACAGAACTTCTTATAGGCATCATCATCATGGACTTTGAGAGAGGCTTTGATGATCGATGCCATCTTGGTCTGTGTCTTGAGTTTGCGAGAGGATGCATCCACAGGAACCAAGGGTTCACCACCGTTCTTATCAATGAACCAAGCACTCAGTCTGCGGAAAGTGTTGTCATTGATTAGTGGTAAGAAGTTTGAGTCTGTCAAACCGTTGAATCGCAGGAATGGTTTCATACCATCATACTGCGAGGCAGACTTTGTTGAACCATACAGTGATGTAGTCTCAAACATACAGAAGTTAGAATCATACTTCTTGTTGAGTGCATCACGTGTAAAGTGACTACAACAGATTGCAGCCAGTAACTTACCACCCAGATAGTTAAATCCGAACGGTTGAGTTGGTACTATGTTAAACCCCATAATTGCAGAGTTGTTGAACCTCTCCATGATCGCAGGGTTTAGACTGTCAAGAGGACTACCCAACCAGTCGTTACGTGGTTTGCTATTAATAGTAGGAGAACCTAGACGGATCATACCCGCAACCATACCGGTGTTCTTCTCTTTGATCAACCACTTCATGGTCTTGCCAGGGATTGCCTTCTCTACAGGTGCAGAGGTGACGATCTCCATGTAGTTCATGAACTTGTATGACGCAGTGTCAATGATAGTAAACTCCATCTCAGACGGATGGATATCGAAGTCATTAAACAGATCTTCTTCAGGGCCCATGCCAGGCAGGGCAGGAGGAAACTCCGCCATACGTTCCATCTTTATCATACGCATATACTCATCGATACGTTCTATACTACCAAAGAACTCATCGAAGGCGTTTGCTGCGTATAATGCATCTGTGCGACTTAATATCATTTGTTACCTCATCTCAATATTACATATTATACAGTATGTAGCCTGAGAAGTAAAGCCCTATTGTTAGTATAAATAACAGAAACATATTAAGAGACACACCACTCATGGCAACTAACACATTCGATTGCGGAACCAATTACTTGCAACCGTCAGGGTTCAAGATAATTATTAGTAGGAGAGACTTTCCTAACCTACAGTTCTATGCACAAACAATATCCCACCCCGATGTGAACCTACCTTCAGCAGAGTTGGGATTCTCACGAGTCAACAGTGTACCCTTCGTAGGAGATGCCGCTGAGTTCGGCACATTGACTATGGAAGTGTTGTTGGATGAGGACATGAACTCTTACCGAGAGATCTACAACTGGATGATAGCTGCAACCAGCAATCCTCACAGACTGCCCTCTGCGTCTGTAGAGTCTAATAAGGAAGGTGGATACCAAGGGTCAACGTACAACGACATCACCGTGGCGATCTTATCGAGTCACAACAACGTGAATAGAACATTTAGATATATAAATGGGTTCCCAACAAGTGTAGGTATGATCAACCTTGCAGCGACCTCACAGGAACAATATTTGTCATTTCAAGCGACCTTCAGGTTTGACTATTTTGAGTTTAAATGATATAATGGCTGGGTATTAAGACTACCACTATAGGATAAAAAATGAACCTTGAATCTATATTAACTGAGTGGAAGAAAGACTCTCAGATTGAAATACTGGCACTTGATGTGTCATCCATAGAAGCATCTAAGAACCATGGTAAGTACTTGGAATTACATGCAACCTACAAACTGAAACTGAAAGACGCAGAGTTCAAACAGAAAGAACTCATGAAGTGGAAGTATCTATACTATGAAGGAAAGATGTCTAAGGAAGAGATCGATCGTTTTGGTTGGGAATATGATCCATACAATGGTCGAAGTGCAACTACTAACAAGTTCAAAGAACAGTTCGTTGAGACGGACGAAGAACTCGTGAACAGTGAAAAGAAAATCCAGTACCTTAACACCTGTATAGATACATTGAAAGAAATACTAGAAACGTTGAAGTGGAGACACCAAACGATTGGTAATATCATACGATGGAAACAATTCGAAGCAGGGTTCTAATTAGATAATGGAAGTCATCAAACTTAAAATGAGAAACTATGCGATGTTGCAGATGACTGAGTGTGCACCTCACATAGTTTCTGAGATCTCTGAACATTTCTGTTTTGAAGTACCGGGTGCTAAGTTCATGCCTGCGGTAAAGAAGAGAATCTGGGATGGCAAGATTCGTTTGTTTAACCGTACTAATGGTGAACTCAATGCAGGTCTGTATGAGTCATTACGTAAGTTTGCTGCTGAACGTGGTTATGGTATCAAGGTTGAGGAAGGTAAGTATGGTTATCCTTATGATAAGAACAAAGTTCCTCACATGGCATTTCAAGAGTTCATTGAATCTCTGAACCTACCATTCAAACCACGTGATTATCAGTATGATGCAATAGTACATGGTATCGAACACAAGAGAAGCATTATACTAAGTCCTACAGGATCTGGCAAGTCTTTAATCATTTATATTCTTGCACGTTGGTATCTTGCACAACACAACATGAAGTTGTTACTAATTGTTCCTACAACCTCTCTGGTTGAACAGATGTACAAGGACTTCTATGAATACGGGTATGACGTTGAGAAGAACGTTCACCGTATCTACTCTGGTAAGGACAAAGCAACCGACTGTCCTGTTATCATATCCACATGGCAATCAATCTATAAACTAGGGTCACCTTGGTTTCAACAGTTTGGGTGTATCGTGGGTGATGAGGTACACGGGTTCAAGTCTAAGTCGTTATCCTCTATCATGAACAAGTCTACTGAGGCAGAGTATCGATTTGGTACTACCGGTACCCTAGACGGTACGACCGTACATAAACTGGTACTGGAAGGTTTATTCGGCCCCACATATACGTCGGTAACCACCGCAAAACTGCAAGAAGATAAACACCTCGCTAAATTAGATATAGATATCATACTACTTAAATATAAACGGGAACTTTGTCAACTAACTGATGGAAGAACTTATCAAGATGAAATCGACTTTATTGTTCAATATGAAAAACGTAATAACTTCATCGCCAACCTTGCAGCGCGTCTGGAGGGAAACACTCTTGTGTTGTTCAACCTTGTGGATAAACACGGGAAGGTTTTACGGCCTTTAATAGAGAACAGGTTAAAGGATGGACAGAGATTCTTTTTTGTCTCTGGGGAGACTAAGACTACAGACCGAGAACAAATCAGAAACATCGTCGATCGTCAGAACAATAGTATTATTCTTGCTTCTCTTGGTACTTTTAGTACTGGTATTAATATTAAGAATATCCATAACATTATATTTGCTAGTCCGTCAAAGTCTCAGATACGTGTTCTCCAGTCGATTGGACGGGGACTAAGACTGTCAGACAACGGTAGTACTACAAGGTTATATGATATTGCGGATGATCTGCACATCAAATCTAAGAAGAACTTTACACTACTACATAGTGCAGAGAGAGTAAAAATATACGCACGTGAGAAGTTTCCCTTTAAAATAACGCAGGTACCTATATAATGATGTATTCGGAAAAGAACTTTCTACAGGTTAGAATGGCATCTGGTGAGGAGATGATCTGCGAAGTTATCGAATGGCCTGATGAAAATAGTAAAGAATTGATTGTGCGGAACGCAATGATGCTTACTATTAGTTGGACTGAAGACGAAGATCAAATCTATGGTCTACGTCCGTGGATGACTATGCAAGAAAACCATCTCAACTATATGTTGGTGAATACCGATCATGTCGTCAGTACATGTAAACCGGCACCCATGTTTGCAAAAGAATATATAGATGCAGTAGATGAGATGCATCAAACAGGTAAACAACGTCAAGTACGTTTGGTTGAACGTAATGCAGAAGATGAACGTGTTTTACTAAGTGCACTAGAGAAACTAAGTGTACCAGAAATAATGAGATCAGATTCTGATTTTTCTAATATCCTACAGTTCCCAGCTGACCCAAAGACTATTCTT